TTGTAATTTTTTCACCTTCCGATAGTGATTGTATTTTATTTGAAAATGCGTCAGGGACGCCATTGGTGCTATAGAATTTATAAAAATCAGTATTTCTAAATCTTTTCATTAATTTCTTCTGTAATTCTTTATCCGTATCGGGTTCAACAATCTTCATAAATGATAGACAATCCTCGGATTCATTATTTAAACAATCCTCGGTTCCTAAGTCGAACAACCATTTATTGTTACTTACTACTTTAGTGCTAATATCATCTCGTGTTATCATAGCATTAAAATTATTATCAGTGAAATTTTCAGTGTCTAGAAATCTTTTTCCATTACGATACTTTAATATTATAAGAATCCATTCTGTCCATTTTTGAAATAGGTAGTCATATGCCCCACAATTACTATTAATATCACATTTTTCTCCGCTTACATTATTTTTTCTATGTAAATTAAGTTTATGATTACCATGGTCTTTAACTAAATTAGAGAGCACCTGTGATTTACATATTTGCTGAACTTTTTGACGAATATATTTGTTTTCTATGTGGTGTCCAGATCTTAACTTTTGAAGACCATTAATTTCACAATAAATATTATAAACCTTTGATATATGGTCTAATACCTTTCTGTAACAGGTGTTATCATTACATTTTAATCCACATTTTCCTGGGTCACCAGATTTCCCTCTCATTCCTCGTGTTCCTTTCTCACCTTTTTCTGGCAATATACGCTTCACTGTAGGTTGAATATTATATGATATAGCAATACCAGTAATAGTCAATATAGTTATAAGTAGAAGAAATACTAGTATTAAATTACCACTCTTATCATCTCCTACTAATTCTAATTTCATAATTCGAAAAGAGAAAGCTATAAAAATAACTATTGCCGTTAAAATTGTAAAAATTAATCGTTGTGGTTTCATAACTATTAACTATTATAAATGTAGAAATAAATTTAATGCTTACACTTCCCCCAATTCCATTTGTTTTCCTCAAGTGAGAATTCAAATGCTGGAATCCCTTCTTTTAATTGTAGTAATGGATCCGCTGGTAATCCTAATTTTTTATCCTGATTTAAATATAATACTTCCCAATCTCTAGAATTTGCAAATTCACTTATTAGGAATTTTAGTCCATTTTTATAACTTAATATAAATTTTATCCATTTATTAACATCGTATTCTACTTTATCAATCGCGTGTTGTAATGCCACATTTTCACGAGCACATTTTTTATTTGACACTTTTATATTGGATAAATCGACAGAATATAATGTGTCAATATAAGATTTATTAAATTCATTAGAATAAATGATACGTTTTATGTTTTCAATAACGAAATAGTTTTTAAGGTGTTGGTCTCCTTTATTGAATTCTATTGGAGTTTCATTTTGAATCATATGTTTTTCAATTGTTGAATTAACGCCTCTTAAAACGTTTTTTAATGCTATTTCATTTGTTCCTTTTAAGAAAGCACTTGGTTCTCCTTTTGGTCCTCGTGGTCCTATTTCACCCTTTTCTCCAGGTAATCCACCAGTTTTTTTCATACGTTGATATAAACTTCTCGCTAATAATGCCCCTAAAACGGTAATAGCACTAGCACTAAACATTGCCCAGAAGAATAGGGCATCGTTACCTGTAGTGTTTTCGCGGAATCTATTAAATAAATGATTAGATACTACTATATTATTACTATTGAACACACGCGATATTTGTATTTTGTAGATGATAAATGCCGCAGCTAATACGGTAGAAACTGCGAATCCAATAATAAATTCTAAATAGCGATTCCCTGATAAAAGTTTAGATAGGATATATAGTGATATAACTGATAAACTTGTAAATCCTCCCCACAATGAATCCGTAGTTAATGTGAAACTAGTATAACCAATTGCTATACTTACAACTAATACAAAAAAATATTGTAAAACTTGATACATACTTATAAATAACCTAGATTTTATTCTCTTATTTTCTCAGATTTCCACTGGCAACTAGCATCATTAACCGATTCACTATCGTTTTTGAGACTTTCTATTCCCTTCCCAAAAATATTATATTCATGTGAGAATACTTTACTTTGATCGGAATATGATTTTAATCGAATTACTACATTATCATTTAATTTTTCTGGAACAAAATTAGATTTATCAGGGTCTACATTTTCACATACCCAGAAATTACCTTTATAATTAGTGTTTATAGTTGCTGAAACTAGTTTTTCTTCGTAAATCCCTAAACAATTACTATAAGTCTTGTCACGTTTATTTATAGTTCTTATTAAATATACTGGCGTCTTTTTACCTGTAGATTTATTAGTAATTGTTTTCGCTAATGTAAGATAATATTTCTTTGGTTTTCCATCGGGACTACGTTTATTTCCATTTTCACTAGTTATAATAATATTCATTGGGTATGTAAAATATTTTTCAGAAGATTTACGTAATTCATCTTCGCGTTTTAAGTTGCTTAATGTTCCAGCTACAGCATTAGTTTCAATAGGTTTTCCAGAAATAGATTGGAAGCATTGGCGTTTTAACTTATAGGCAAACTCTGGTTTCTTCACGGATGATTCATTATCGGCAAGAAATAAATTGTGACCACCATCATCTCTAATATTCAAATCACTTCGGTATGCTCGTTCCATATTATTTTTGCTGGCACCTGCGCTATAAATATTAACAGGCTTACTGCTAGATATAATAGGTTTTAATTGAGATGGTTCATAATTGTTCATATTAAAAGATGTACCATTAATCGAAACGCTAGTTTTCACTCTTGAGTTATTCAAACTTGATGATGTATAGTCTTTAGTGCCTTTATCTCGAAGATTATTATATTTTCTTGAATAATTATTTAATATTTTTGAAACTACACCATTAATCTTGTTACCTAGTGTATATAGTAGTTTTTTGCTTCTTTGATAAGTCTGTAATGTAGAGTAATCCTGAATTGGATACTTATTCATAAATTCACTATTTCTAAAGGCATTCAACTTTTTAATGTTAAGTTTGCTTGAAAAAGGATTTTTGTAATAACTACTATTTTTTCTTTCTACTGAAGACTTTCTAGTTTCTTCTCTAATTAATTCGTCTATTATATCTTCTAAATTAGACCTCATAATTTTGAAAGTGCTATTGTCATTATAATCTACATTATCGAAATTTTCAGCTAATTTAATATAAAACTTGTGAATAGGATGAATACTACTTTCGGTTGTTAATGAATCTTCAGCAAATACCTTTTTAACTAATCTGTCGGAGTCCCATACTTTTTGACCTAGGGGAATATTAGCTACACAACCTTCTGGAACACATTTAACTAGTGTAGTTTCTCTTGTATCCGGTTTAGCATTACCCTCTACTACGATGTCTCCTAAACATATATATCCTTCAGGTGGAATAGGTCTCCAAATAGTAGCTTCAGTTTCCTGGCAGTCGAGGCAACCTTCGTTATCTCCTCTACTATTCCATATTTTAATAAAATCTATTGGGTCAACAACATCTCCTGTAACCAATATAGTTTCTTTCTCTGGTCCATTTCCAATATTTCCCGTTCCAGTTTCCTTAGATTCAGGTGAAAATTTATTAGCATCAGGGCGTCCATCTATATCTTCTACAATTAACCCACTCCAAACACTTCCTACTGGATAATAATATCTGCCTTGTTCATCTTTATAGTATTCATTCTTAACAATATTTCTTTCACCTGGTGTGGGTTCATCTATTTGGTCACGTGGTTTGCTCTTTGGATGATAAAATGCCAATGATTTGGGTTTTGTATATTCAACTGATTTCCAAGCGGGTTGCTTTCCTTCAAGATAATCATGACCTTGACTATTTGTATCATAAAACACGCATTCTTTCACATTATTTGGATTATCGTTGAATTCGCCTAACTGATTAAATGGACAATATTTATCAGTGCTATACCATTTACTATTTTTCACTCTGGTATCATATATTTTACTATAATTATTAGTTTTAATAATACTCAATTTAGGTTCTAATCCAGTGGGTAAATCCTGTTGTTTATCACATTTTTCAAATACTAAAGGTACATTAGTATATATTTGGTTCCAATTCCAGGTATCATATTTTTTCAATTCATTTATAGGATTTATTTCAGCTAATTCAGTTTTAGTAAAACTTTCGACATAACTTTCACTACTTAAATATTCGTCAAAAACATTTATATCGGCTTCCTTAGTAAGAAGAAATCTCATCCCACCATAAGAAATTTCTCCATCTTCTTTAACATATGTGAAATTCATTAACGTTCTTACCCATCTCACTACATTCTCAGAAAGGAATTCAATTAATTTTTTTTCATTGGGTCGATTTTCAACATCAATTTCTAATATTTCCTGATATTCTGGAGAATTACAAATACTTCTTATTTTGTTAATAAAAAATTCATTTCTAATTTTTAATTTACGTAAGTCACTAGGACGCATAAGGGTATCGGTAGGAATTCTTCCTTTTGGAATTTCGTCTTCTTCTTTTTCTTCAGGAGCACTAGTTTCAATTATTTCACCAGAGTTATCACAGTTGTATAGAGCTAATGTGGGTTCGCTTTCGTTATTATTACTTTTAGAAGGACTCTCCATCTCTACTATTTTTTTATTTATAGTTTCGGTTAAACAAGCATTTAATCCATCTAGGTTGTCTTCTTTCAATACTACTTCTGGAATTATATCTCGAAACTTGAAGTATTCTTTGTCACGAGAAATTCTTGTGCGAAGATCTTCTCCTAAGTCTTGACCCGCATGAATGCGAATATATAATCTTTTTCGGTCGGGACTATATGTAGCATATACCTTTAATAAATCAAGTATAGTATTTTTTTTTTCAGTTTCGCTTAATTTATTGAATTCTTCCCGGTTTTCTTTGTTTATTATTGATATTCTATGGTTCTTATAAATTTTATTCCATATTTTATCAACAAATGCGTTTTCATCTACTTTTTCTCTAAGGTTGTATTGTAACATTACTCCTCCATATATTTTCTCTAATTCCAAGTAGAAAGTTGTGTTGGCGGTATTTGTTAAATCAATAATACAAACTTTTAAACCACATTTTTCTTCACACTTACCCTTATCGCCAGATTTTCCACGTTGTCCTCTAATACCTTTACCCCCAACACTACCTATTTTAGTTTTTGTTTGGTAATATGTAATAACACTAAATATGAAATTACCTATTATCAATACTATAATAGCATAAAGTGAAAATTCAACCATTTTCTGTATTCCGGATTTTTCTGATGCGAATATGGAAGCACCATTATATAACAAAAAAAAGAATATTACTACTGCTAATGCTAACTTTAAGGAAAACATCAATTTAATATAGATTGAGATTATTTATTTTAAGATTTTCTTACGACTATATGATTAGAACATGAATGTTTGTCTATAAAATTAATTAGGTTTTCACCACATTTACTACATTTTTCAAAGTGTCTCTTAGTTACTTCATTGTGAATCCATAATGGATAAACATCATTTTTAAAGTAAATTAATACGAATCTATGAAGTTCTGTAGGTAACCAGTAAGGACTATCACGCCTTGACAAGGCACAAAGTAGGTTGATTTTTGATTCTCTGGAAAGATAGAAACTCGAATAATATCCGTATTTATCACACTGGAAGTTAATTAAGTTTTTTTCTGGATTACAAATAATACACATTTCAGGTGTGAAACCTTCTGCTATTTTTTTCAATGCTTTTTCAGGATTGTCTCTGGAATGAACATGCGCTCCATTAGGGCACGTA